TTGCTTTCCCTCAGTAGCATCTTCCTCTGAATCGGCTTGAAGTGATTTTGTTATTAATTCAGCTACACATCTAGTAGCTTCAATGATTCCTACATCTTGTATGATTTTGCTAATGTCTTTTTCAGTAAAGTCATTACCGCCACCTCTTAATGCTTGCAGTAATACAACAATTAAATCAGATAACTTAATATCTGCATCTGCCATTTTTTGTGCAAGTTTTATAATTCCACAACCTACGGCTGTTTCTATCGTAATAATTGCATCAACTGTTAATCGTGCTTTATAGGTATTAGAACCTAATGTTACTTCAATCTGTCCCTTTAGTGGGTTTGTCATCTGACTTCTCCTTTGTTGGGCTTGCCATTGCAAGCGTGATTTTTAACATATCATCTCTCTCGTCAACCCAATAGGATTTAATTAAGATGTCCTTACCATTAACCTTAACACTCTTACCAATTAATACATTGGGCATATCTAGTTGATCGTCCTGCATCGCACCTGTAACAGTGTTTTTTTCGGCTTTAACTTTTACTTGTACCCAAGCCATAGTCTTATGATGCTGTAAATGTAACAGCTTCGCTTGATTCAAATGATAGACTGTAGGTTACTTCACCATTAAACTCACCTGCTAACTCGTAACTGGTTATTTGAAACTTGCCTGCAAATGTACCAAAGTCTGGCGCTATAAATTGATAATTGTTTATTGAATCTGCTAATGCGTTTGTTTTAACAGTTGTTTCTGAATTAGCATCTGTGAATACCCCACTTCCTGAAATACTTACTGATTGAACGCCTGCTGCAGCTAACAAATTTCTTTTACCTGAAGAATCCTTGTTAGTTACATCTACTGATTCATTGTTTACTGTTAGACTTGATGATCTAAGCCCTGCTATTGTTGCAAAAGTCTCAGGTGAACCTGAACCCACTTTAATAAGCATTGCACTACCTTTTTGTGCTGCCATAATTTACTCCTTAAATACAGAGGGTATTTAATCCTCTAATTAAAAATAAGGCATCTGCCAGTTTTACTTCGGTATTTGGTATTTAATCAAGTACCTAATGTAATAGCACGAAATCGCATGACACCGTGCCGAGTTATCCCATCAGGGTCTCTCATAATGTCGCTGTACTCAAACCTTAAGTTAATAAGGTTAACACCGCTAACAGTTAGACTTACATCATGCAATAAATCATGCACCTTGTCCATAATTAGTTTAGTTTGTTTTGAGCCTTTGTATCTTGACCAAATGTGTATGTTAATAGTTGTTTCAGCACCTACAAGGTTGTTTGTACTGTAATCAATAACGGTTTCTTCGCCTAAGGTAATAAAAGGGTAGCTGTTACCCTCAACAACCTCGTCATACACGCCACAGTTAAGCGTAGCGGTTATTGCATTAACATTAAGTGCTGTATAAATACTAGACTGTAGTGCAAATTGTCCAACACTCATCTTATAACTCCCTCTTTCTTAAATATTTGCAATATTTTGGCTTTGTTTTTTCTTAATGCAGGTTGCATAAAAGGTCTTGGTTGCATATTAACAGTGCCAAACTCTAAGGGTTTTGAATAGGGTGCTGATGATATTATTTGACCTACAACACTACCGTTTGCTTTTGTATCAACATCCATTGTTATTTGGCTTACCAAAAATCCTGTATCACTTGCAGGGGGTGATAATGGTTTTGATTGTGTATGTGTTCTGCTTGGGTCATATTTTTGTACAGTTGCACCAGTGCCACCTGCCATAATGCTAGACTTTGCAAAGTTTTGCACAAGCATGGTTGATCTAGTAACTGCAGACTTTGCATTAATATGTGCTTTAGTTGTTAGTCTTTTGTCTAATCTTTTTTTAAAAGCATCTAAATTTTTAAAACTCATATCGCAATACCTTCTTCGCAGAGCAATGTAAGGAATCTATCCCTCTCGTCCACATTAATAATGCCGTTGATTGCAAAAGACCTAGTGCCAAAGGTTATCTTGCTGTTGGTGTCTATGTTCTTCATGTAGCGTATGGTGATCTCATGCGTAACCTTTTCCTGCAACATACCCTGTCTATAGGTGCTGTTTGCGTTCTTAGGTTTGATGTTTGCGTAGATAGTTGCTACAGAGCCAAACGATTGTGATAAACCACCGCCTGCATCTCTAGTATTGGTTGCTCTCTCAACCTTTACCCTATATCGCATCTTGCCGATACTGTTAGCCATCTTAACCGAGAGCCATGAGAGAGGACGAACCCAAACCTCTATGGATTACATAAGGTGCGTACAGCGATCTCAACATTGGGGGATAGGGCAGTTTCGCATCATACATATCACCTCTGTGTTCATAAAGGTAAGCTATGTGTTGCATGATACCTAGCTTTATGGGTTCAGGAATGTTGTATTGCGATGTGTAGCCAGTTACATATTGTATTTCAATGGCGTTTGCTACTCGTAGTGCGGTAGGAAATGTCTCACCGTTTCTCATAACCACCCTAGCAGGCTCTCTAGCACTGTCTAGGTAATATTTAGAAGCTGCAAGGGTTGTAGCAACATCTGCATCATCATATGTCTTTATATGCGTTACAGAGGTTACTGGTGCTCTAGGTAATACCACATAGTTTTTATAGTAGTTAAGGTAAGGACCAGTACGCACACCTTCCCACAAGGGGTCGTCTATATCTTCAAAAGCATCTAAGAACAAAGTAAGCGTTTGAGTCATTAAGGCTCTACCAGTGTGTTCTTCGCAGAATCGTCTAGCACTCTCTATAAAAGGTCTAACCACTCTTTCGTCTGTGGCATCATCAACCCTAAGATACTCTTTAACTTCCTGTAGCGTTACTGGTTCTTGTGTGGGTGCTGTTGTTGTTACTAATCCTGCCATTATGCCACCTTGTCTAATAAGTAAGAGCCTACGATAACGGCATACAAACCCCAAATCATAGCTTCCATGCGAATAAACCTAGCTGAACCTGACTCTAATCTTTTATCTAGGTTCTCGTAACGAATTGCACATATTTGTTCATGCAACTCTAATGCACTTACATTAGTTGGCTTTTTTATCGCCCTTTTCGCTACTGGTTTTTTCTTCGGCGCTATCTTCTTTGTTCGCATCTATACCCTCTAACTCCATGATGTTTTGGATATATTGAGCCTTTGCTGCTTGTTGTGATTTTAAGTCAACAATGACTTCGTTATACCTTTGGTTGGATAGCTTTAACTTCTCCTCAACAATAGATAACTCAACAAACAGTTGCTTACCCTCGTCTGAGAAAGAGTCAGCATCATGTGCAACTCCGTCAATGGTTAAAGTGTTTCCGTTTTCTTTAGCTTCTGCCATATATTACTCCTGTAAAAATTATTATCTTAGCATCATTAAGAATTATTGGAAATATAAGACTTACCTGTTGCTATAGCTGAAGTGCAGTCTGTTTTTTTACTATTAGATGAGCCTTTAACATTAGGGTCTGTAAACTCAAGTATGATTTCAAGATGTTCTACATTTCTTTGGACGAGTTCATTTATTTTAGTTTGACTCATTCCATCTACATCCCAACTTCCACCATTCACACCATTTATTAGATCAACACTATCCATTGCTGCTGCTAATACTTGTGTTACTGTTGTTGCTGTTGCCATTTTATTCTCCTTTTAATGTTTTCAATTCTAATTTTAGTTCTTCTACTTGTTGCGTTAGTTCTTGCACCGCCTTAATTAAGGGTATAACAAACATTTCTTTAGAGACTTTTTGCATACCATCTATGCTTTCTTCCCATCCTGAAAATGTATCTACTCCCTCAATATCAAGTGCTTCTTTAACATTTTGTGCAATTAAGCCATGCATAACTACATTAGTATCTTGTGTATTTTCTTCGCTATAGTCATTCCATTCTTTAGGAAATTCATTGCTAGGCTTCCATTGAAAGGTCTTAGTTTGCAAGTTATTTATAAAACTTAATCCTAGAACATCATCTTTTATATTGCGTTTTTTTCTTATGTCAGAAGATTGAGACCAAGTACCAGTGCTTGTGAAATTTAAACTTACAGCACTTCCGCTTTTACCTATAAATGCTTTATTATTGCCGTCTGCGTTTAAAGACGGACCTATAACAATTCTGTTTGAACCTGCACTGTATTCTGTTGTACCTGCATTTGCCCCTATATAAATATTATCACTGCCAGTTGTAAAATCTTCACCTGCAGCATAGCCAACATATACATTTCCTGTGCCTGTAGTTTGTGAATCACCTGCTGCTGAACCAACAAAAGTATTTTGAAAACAGGTTGTCATTTGTCGTCCTGCACCATGTCCAATTACAGTATTTCCGTAACCTGTAGCAGTTGCATTGTCCATAGCATAACTGCCAAAAACTGAATTAGAATATCCTGTTGTTATACTTCTTCCTGCACGATAACCAAACGCTTCATTTGGACCTTGAGTAGTATTCTGATATAAAGCATCAACACCAACTGCTGTACAAATTGCCCCAGTGGTATTAGTAATCATTGCGTTCATACCCACTGCTGTATTGTCATACCCTGTTGTATTTGCACCTAAGGCATTTCTACCTATCGCAGTATTAAATGATGCTGTTGTATTGGCATCTAGAGCACCATATCCAACTGCTGTATTATAAGAGCCAGTGGTGTTTGCTACTAAAGCAAAATATCCAACTGCTGTATTGTTAGATGCTGTGGTATTTGCTTGTAATGCTTGTGTACCAACTGCTGTATTATCAGCTCCTGTTGTATTGTTTTCTAAAACACTAGCACCCACTGCTGTATTGTTAGATGCTGTGGTAGCACTAAATAATGTTTGAAATCCAAGTCCAGTATTTTGGTTTCCTGTAGTACTTGTATAAGAAGAACGGTATCCCAGTGCTACATTATCTGCTCCTGTGGTGTTTGCTAGTAATGCTGCATAACCAACTCCTGTGTTCTTAGAAGCAGTTGTGGTTGCGCCTACAGCATGAGTACCTATACCTACATTAAAACTTCCTGTGCTTACATCGTCTACAGCATTTACACCTATGCCAATATTGTGGCTTCCTGTTGTTAAAGTTTGACCTGCTGCAAAACCAATCATTACATTTTCATCACCACTTGTTAAAGCTGCAAAAACATCCACACCTAACCCAGTGTTGTAATTAGCTGCATCAATAGTTCCTGTAGCATCATCACCAACCATAATGGAAGAAGTACCAAAGGTTTTAAATGTAGGACCACCAGCAGGTGCATCTTCCCAAGCAACTCCGCTTCCAGTAGATGTTAGAAGTTGTCCATCTGTGCCTTGACCGCCGTTGATTTTGAAATTCTGTCCGTCTACCAATGGGCTTGTAACTGAGGTAGCAATCGTTACAGCATTTTCTATCTTTGCCCCTGTTACCGCATCGTCAACTATAGATGCTGTTACTACCGCATTAGATGCTAGCTTGTCTGCGTTGACCGCATCATCCGCAATCTTAGCCGTAGCGACACTGCTATCTGCTAATAGTTCACTTGGTATTAATGTATTTGCCATTTATCCCTCTAGTTCCTGTATTCGTGCTTCTAAAGCATCATTTTTTGTTTTAAGTTCTTGTATAGCTTTTACCATCATAGGCATTAAAGCACCCTCTGCTAAGTTTTGTATGCCATCAGGTGATTCTCTCCAAATAGCGTGTCCGTTTTTTATTTCGGAATGATTTTCTATTACCTCTTTAACTTCTTGTGCAAGAAATCCATGATAAGTTGTATCTTCCATTCCTTGTACTGGTTCATTTGAATCAGCATCGTAGTGATTTTCAAACTCTGAAGATATATCTTTTTTAGATTTCCAAGTATAAGTGACAGGTCTTAAATCATTAATAAATGATAATCCTGCTGTTGAGTCTACAATGTTTTCTTTTAGCCTTTCATCTGAATGTTTTGACCAATTGACTGTACTGTTATTCAAAGCAATATGTACCCCATTACCACTAAGACCTAATGTACCTGTTCCTGATCCTTGTCCTAAAGCATAACGACCTAAAACTAATTCTCCTACTACACCACTAGACGACACTCTACAAAAAGCACCTAAAAGTGTGTTGTCATATCCTGTTGTTAATAGTGTTGATTCAAGCCCTGCTCTATGTCCTATAATAACATTATGATATCCAGTAGTTATATTACTAGCAGCTTCATTACCTATAGCTACATTTTCATAAGCACCACTTCCATTTTTATGTGCAAAATAACCAATTGCTACATTGTGGTTACCAGTTGTATTTAGGTCACAAGCATATCCACCTACAGCTACATTTTCAGAACCAGTCGTACACTCAGACAATGCTTCATAACCCACCGCAGTGTTGAAAGAACCTGTTGTGTTATCTTGTAAAGCATATCTCCCAACTGCTGTGTTTTGAGAACCTGTGGTATTTGTTGCTAAAGCTGTTGCTCCTACCGCAGTATTATCTCCTGCTGTAGTGTTTGCATATAAAGCACTTCTGCCAACTGCTACATTGTAATTTGCTGTAGTATTATTAGCTAAAGCATTAGAGCCTATTCCAACATTATCTGTGCCTGTAGTATTAGAGCCAATTGCGTTTACACCTATGGCTACATTTTCAGCTCCTGTTGTATTGGCATCTAAAGCATTTGAGCCAACTGCTGTGTTATAGGATGCTGTGGTGTTTGCATACAGTGCTGCATAACCTAAAGCCGTATTGTAATTACCTGTTGTGTTGGTGTCTAAAGCTTCATTACCTATTGCAGTATTTACTGCACCTGTGGTATTTGCTGTGAGTGCATTGTAACCAACTGCTGTATTTGTATGACCTGTTGTGTTTGCTGACAAAGAATCCTTACCAACTGATGTATTCTTAACGCCTGTGGTGTTTGCAAATAAAGATTTATAACCAACTGCGGTGTTGTTATCTCCACCATTTGAAGTTTGTAAAGCTCTTGCACCTATGGCTGTATTATAATTAGCAGTATCTTCAGTAAATAAAGCTGCATAACCAACAGCAGTGTTTTCACGACCTGTTGTAACATCTGTTCCTGCAAGGTGTCCAACAAAAGTATTTTGCAATCCAGTAGTAAGTGCATTACCTGAACTTTGTCCAATTACTGTATTACTATCGCCACTAGTCAAAGTTGCAAAGACATCTACACCTAGACCAGTATTGTTATCTGCTGCATCAATTGTACCAGTTGTCGTATCTCCAATCATTATGGAAGATGTGCCAAAGGTTTTAAATGCAGGACCACTTTCTATGGTTGAGAATGAAAGCGTACCTGCACCGTTTGTTATAAGTGCTTGTCCATCACTACCATCAGAAACAGCAAGAGCAGGTATTCCAACCGCATTATCTGCTATAAGAGCAGAGGTAATAGCATCGTCTGCAATTGCTGCAGTGGTTACTGCATCGTCTGCTATAACTCTTGATGTGATCTTAGTGTTTGCCATAATCTATTCCTTTACCTTATGTACCATTCTTTAACAGTTTCTGAAATATCACGCATTTTAACCCACCTGTCATTAGTAGGTTGACCATCTAATATTTGTACTTGACCAATTAAACCAACAATTATCCATTCATCTCTATCTTCTCTTGGCTCATAAGTAAGTGAATCATCAAAATTAGGGTTTAAAGCTCTGCGTTGAAACTTAACTCCATTTTCGTCATGGGTGTTAGTTTCAGCATCATCAGGTGGAGTTACATCACTAGGTATATTATCTGATTCATAGGTAACTAATTCACCATCTTCATCATTCCAAGATACTACGCTGTAATCTTCCATGACATAACAATTAAAATCATCAGTTAAGTATTTCTCACTCCACATATTCCATGCAGTGTTACCTATAACCATTGAGTTTTTACCAAACTCTTTTGGTCTTACTACACCTATTATATCTGCAACATTATCTTCGCTAGTGGCTGCTCTAACTTTATTGTTTTCCAAAACAACAGAAGTACCTCTTGGTATAGCACTGCCAGTATGTGATTCAAAATATTCTGCATAATCAGCACCTGAGTTATTAAATGAGCCATCAGCGTAAGCGTTACCATCACCTCTAAAGTTAAACTCTCTATCACCACCACCATTATCAGGTCGTCTACCTGAATAGAATTGAGCAAATGAATAAGCAGATGTTGCACCTCTTTCAACTCCTACCATTTGACCATGTGATGCAAACCCTGTATTACTTACATACATAGCAGTTAAATCACTTGGTGAGGTCAGTTGAAGCTGTCCACTATCATAGGTGTCTGATGTGGCTCTTATAAGGAAATAACCATCTGTTAAAAGACGAACGGTTTTATTTGTTGATTGGTCATTAGTTCCAAACACTAAAGGTATTGAACCTACAGTAGAGACAGCTACTGAATTACCATCAGTGTACATATAACCTCTTTGAGAGCCACCAGTACCAATATTTAGTGTAGCTGAACTAGTGCCATTTACGGATAAAACTGTTCTATTTGATGTAGTACCAAATGGACTTGCAGTGCCAATTCCAACATTTCCACTGCTATCAATCCTTAAGCTTTCTGATGGAGTTACTGCATCACCTGTTGCACCACCTGCTGCTGTCCTATAAAAAAGTATATTTCCTGCTGTTTGATATATGGCACTACCTGCATTGCCTGTTAGTCTTTCCCATCTATCGTTACCTGCTCCGTCATAATAAAGTTGATGCCCTAAAACAAAATCACTTGAATTAAATGAAAATGTTGCTTTATCATTGATTGTCAAGGGTGCTACTGGACTTGCAGTTCCAATTCCAACATTTCCACCTCTAATCCTCATTCTTTCTGTGGTGTTTTCAACAAAAGCTATTCCATCAGGATTATCATTGGCAGCTGCTCTTATGGTTTTTATATGATATCCAGTTGTGCCACTTGTATGCTCTAAACTTATTTGATCATTTAATGAATTAGCTGCCCCCTCTGATTTGGTGATTACTAAACTAGAATCAAAGGTTAAATTAGCTTCTCCATTAAGAGTATTAGCAGTACCGCTACCAGTTATGATTCTATTATCAGCGTTGTTGTTGATTGTTGTTCCGCTTGCAGATGCAAAAGATAAAGTTCCTGAACCATTTGTTTGCAATACCTGACCACTACTTCCGTCTGATGTTGGAAAAGCAAGACCGCTTAATGTGGTTTGCCCTGTTACGCTTAAAGTGCCACCTACTGCAACATTACCTGTAAATGTAGGCGATTCCTCTACTTGTGATGCTGCCCATGAAACATCCGTGCCATCTGATGTAAGAACATAGTTTGCAGAGCCTAGAGCCAATGCACTTGGATTGCCTGAAGCATCTCCTACGATTAGCTTACCTCTAGCCAGTCCTGCCATCTTAGCAAGTGTTACAGCATCATCATTGATCTTAGCTGTGGTTACATTGCCGTCTGCTATCGTGCTTGTGGTTACTGCGTTTGATGCAGGCACATTAACAGTTGTCTGTGCGAACATCATTACTTCTATGGCTGCTGAGTTAGCAGGAGCGGTATCAAATGTTAGCGTTGTTCCGCTTGTACTGTAGGTAGCCTTGTTCTGATAAACACCGTCTATGTATACCTGTGTGTTGTTTTCATTGTTTGGTAAGGCACTTAATGTATATGCAGTTGTTGAACCATTACCTGTAAAGGCATCTTGTACCATGCTTGTGCCTGATATAGAGGTCTTAACATGGAATACTACGATCTTTCTTGTGTTAGCAGGTGCGGTTGCGAATGTAATTGTCGTACCGCTAGCTGCATAAGTTGCCTTGTTTTGGAATACACCCTCTATGAATACAATTAGGTTATCTTCGCTAGCAACAGAACTGCTTAGTGTAAATGCGGTTGTACTGCCATTACCTGTAAAGTTATCTGTTTCCATTGCAGAAGCACCACCGCCACCACCTGCAATTGCACCCCACTCGTCTGTGTAACCCTCAAAACCACCTGTGGTTGTGTTGTATCTAAAGTAACCTGCTGCAGGGCTATTTGGTCTTTGACTGGTTGTTCCTACTGGTACATGAATAGCATCTGTAAATGAGCCTATATCCAACGAAACATCAGGCGAAGCATTACCAATACCCACACGATTGTTTGAACTGTCAACCTTAAGTGTGTTGGTGTCTATTGTTACATCACCACTTACTGTCAATGAGCCAAGAGTTCCAATGCTTGTTACATTGTTAAGTGTGTCTAATGATGTCTCAAAGTAGGTCTCAAAATCAGTTAGGGCAACTTGTTTCATAGTGCCGTTGTCATTGACTACGACTCTATCTGCATCAGCTAATGTGGTAGATGTAGCACTTGTATCACCGTCAAGAATGTTGATCTCACCAGTTGTGGCTGTAACTCCATCAAGAATATTAAGTTCTGCTGTGGTAGAAGTTACGCCATCCAATATGTTTAGTTCTGCACCAGTAGATGTTATTGCTGTACCACCAAGTGTTATGCCTGTAGTTGTTAAGCCTGCAATAACTAAATCTGCTGCAGCATATCCTGTTGCACCACTGTTAACCGTTGTGCTTGGTGCTGTTTGTGTATCTTTAAATATCTTAAATGTTCCACTATCGGAAGCATCATAGTAGATACCTGCATATTTGGTTGTGCTTGATACAACATACTTTCCGTAGAAACCGAAGTCTGTAACATTGCCAGTATTAGCGTTTGTTAATCCTGTAAAGTTATTGTCTGTAACAACTGAACCAGTTTGTGTGGTAGTTCCTGTTACGGTTAAGTTGCCACTTACTGTTAAGTTGTTTGAAACAGTTACATCATTTGGCAATCCTATTGTTAAAGTATCTGTTGCACTTACGGCTACATCTACCTCATTGCTTGTGCCTGCTACTGTTAAGGTATCACCACCGCTTATTGTTTGCGTATTTGAACCATCAGAAAGAGTAAAGCTAGTTGATATGTTAGCTGTGCTTGCACTTGTAATTCTGCCTTTGGCATCAATTGCGATTACTGGAATAGCTGTAGCACTACCATAGCTTGCTGCAGTTACGCCTGAAGTACCAAGAGAAACAGCACCACTACTTACAGCAAAATCACCTGTGAATGAAGCTATACCTTTGTTTGAACTTGTTGCATCTTCTGCTGAATAGGTAATAGTTCCTGAACTTTCAGCTACATCTAAACCCTCACCTGCTGCATAAGTAATAGTTCCACCTAATGCTACTGCTGTGGTATTACTACCATCGCCAACTGTAATACTGCTATTTGCTAGTTTTGCGTTAGCTATAGAGCCTGCAAGTTGTGCGTTTGTTATTGTGCCTGTAAGACTGCTTGTTGGGTAGTTTGTTGCATCAGCTAAATCAAATGCAGGTGTTGCATCAGAAGCACCGAGAGCAAGTGATATTCCGCCAAAGCTAACTGTGGAATTGGCTAATTTTGCATTTGCAATACTGCCTGCTAACTGTGCATTGGTAATCGTTCCAGTTAAAGACGAAGTTGGATAACCAGTAGCATCTTGTAAGTTAAATGCAGGAGTAGTATCGCTTGCCCCTAGTGCAACTGTTACGCCACCAAAGTTAACACTTGAGTTTGCTAACATTGCATTGGTTACAGAACCGCTATCGCCTGTACCAATTAAAGTTCCTGTGGCTACTGGTAGTGTTATTGTTGGGTTTCCGCTATAAGCAGAATGTGCTGCTGATTGCAGTCTTGTGTAGTGTGCGTTAGATGATTCACAATAAAAATCTACTCTTGATTGTGTTCCACCGTTCTTAATGGCTATTGCGCCTTGTGATATTGCTACACCGTTAGTAGAGCCACCACCTACACCAAGAGAAGTTGTAATCTCTGTTGCTGACGGCAAGCCAACTGTAACTGCTGCACTTTCACTACCGCTACCACTTACCTCTATTTCGTTAGATGTTCCTGCAATAGTTGCAATGTAATTACCTGTTGTGTCTGTGCCTAATGCAACTGAGTTTGCTTGTATGGTTGTGCTTATGGATATACCTGCAGAACCGTCAAAGTTTGCTGTACCTACTACATCTCCTGAAAGTGCTATTGCTCTTGTTGTTGCTAATTTAGTAGCTGTAGATGCGTTACCTGTTACAGCACCCTCTAAGTTTGCTACCAATGTGGCTATTTGGAAACCAGTACCGCTTGTATTAACTGTGGTTGTAGGCTCTG